CTTGCTTTCGTTTAATGGCTTCCTGGCGTACGTACTCCTGCAGCTCTTGTGCTTGCTTTTCGGTTCCTTTGCGAGTTTCGTCGTTCGGATGGAATAACGCCTCGCCTCGCTCAAGACGTTCGCAAAGTACTTTGATTCTTTCGACGGTTCCATCCAATGAACCTGTTGCCACTGATGCTGGAACCGGAACCCAGTCATCGTCGTAGCCCTTGTTAAGAATTTCCTCAAACACGTTCTTGTGCCTGAATTGTTTTATTCCCATCCTTTGATCAACGCAGCTGCGTTCCTCCGTAGTGCAGAGTATTCCTTTGAGCCAACCACAATTAGCTTGACGGTCGGATGGTACTTTGCCATCCGTTTAATTTTCGTATTTGATTTTGAGTCCATGAATCCTTTCACTTCGTGATAGACTTCGGACCCGTTGTTTTCTAAAACCCAGAAATCTGGCAGGTAGCTCACACATCCACGCTTGATCCCGTCAAACCAAAACGTTTTTGATTCGTGCTTCCAGTCTTTTATCTTTCCTTGCTCTTTAAGAAACTGAAGGTATCGAGCGTAGTTCGCTTCCCATCGCGAACGATAATATTTTTTGACGCCTCCAATTTCTCTCCATGCTGCATTAGATGCGTTTGCTTTCTTCACTCTTCGAACGCCTCCATGCCTATAACCTCACCACCTTGACCGTCAAACACCAAAACCGCAAACGACGCATCTGGATCGTTGTGCCTGAGCGATTGAACGCAAAACGCTTCCAGCTTGTGCCACGCTTCTTCAGCCTCATCGTCTTCGAACTGGTAGTCGCGTTGCAGCATCCAGCAGAAGAAGCCTTTCGGTGTGAATTGGTAGGACTCATCGTCGTCGCTCACTCCGTCACCTCCACGCCAAATGGCACTCCTGGAACGCCTCGAAAACCTTGCTCACTCATTTCTTATTCCTTTCTTCCAACATTGCGTCTGCTTGCTCATACGACCACTTCGCTAATTGACTCTCTCCCCAATTAAGGTGGACATCTTCAAGCGACAGCATCGCTTGCATTGCTTTTGCCGCAAAGTAATCACGGAGTGTCATGCCCGTATCAATCCGAGTTCCTAGAATTAAATCCGTCTCCACAATTGGAAACGCTGGCCCACCATCATCTTGCTCGCTACTCATTTCTTCCTCCTTCAATATTGATAAACTGATTTCAGCATTAGCCATTGGAACATTATGCACGGCTCACCTGATGTTTTTGCGGTATTCTCCCAGGCTCAGCAAGTGAGAATCTATAGTTCGTCGTACCTAATGGATCAGGCAGGATTCGAACCTGCTACTCGACTCAGACAGCTACGCATTACTGCTTTGCTGTTCGGGATCGTTTCAACCCCGAATGCTCGCTGTGTTACCGTTACACTACCGATCCGTAACTTCACTCTTTCAACCCCATATCGCACAATCTCGCAATCGATTTCCATATTTTTGCCCCGTGCTCCTTTTCGATCTTCGCGATCCTAGCAATGGTCTCAATTGCGTTCTGCATTCGATTGAATCGATATTCGCGACAATCGCAACCGTGATGATGCGTGACACACTTTTCGGCTTTTTCCTTAGACCAATCCGACGAACAATCGGATGAACCCAAGTGCTCATTGTCATCTTTACTCATGTTTATCTCTTTCTTTTCGGCTCGGTGATGCAAGCGTTAGCCCAGTCTGCTCTTGAACCTCTCGCATCGCTGCTCTTACTGCGTCCTCCGGTCTTGTGCCGATCAAATGATTCATCGGCCATCCAGTGCGAAACCGGTAAAGATACCTTCCATCCATCTTGGCAGAATGTATTTGCATCTCACCAAACAAGAAATCCAGCATATCCGCGGCTTCCTGCATCAATCGATCTTTACTGGAATGCACTAGCACTTTAGCTAGTTCGCTGTTTTTATAAATATCGCGATGCTTGTTGTCGGCCCACCACTGCATCGCCTCAATCTGTTGCCACGATTCAAACTCAATGGAGTAGGATTTATCGTCTTTGTCTTGAACTCTCCAGACTGGCTTACCTGCTCCTTGTGTTCGAAGCCGCATAACAATGGACTCCACCGAAGCCTCATTCGTCTCGCTCATTCTCGTTACCTCTTTCCTTTCGGCTCGGTGATCCGAGCGTTATGCCAATTTCTCAACCACCCATCTTCCAACTAGTTCCGCAACTTGCGGAACTACTGCGTTCCCAAGTCCTCTAAGTCTGTCCACCCTGGAGGGAATCCCATTAGCCACTCGACCCACATCGGGTTCAACATCCCACCAACTTGCACGACTAAAGGTTCGCTTCCAAGAGCATTCCGCGATCTTTTTGCACCCGCTAATGTTCTTGCATCCCGAGCTATTGGCGTTGGCCACATCTTCACTGCCACTCCCAGATCGATATTCTTGCCTCTTGCTAGTTCTTTCCTTGCCCCTTCTTCCGTCCTGCCTCCTTTGCTCCCATCGGTTGCTCGAGGCGTTGGCCACATCTTCACTGCATCGTTGATGTTCATTTGACGTTGAGCCCCGCTTGGCCGGTGCGTTGCTTGCGGATCCTTCGCTGGGCCTCGATTCCCGCAGTTCGCATCGGGCGTTGGCCACAATAAACACCCTGTCCCTGATATGCGGGGCACCAACGTAGGCAGCCGGTATGCAATGCCATTCCGCATCATACCCGATCTCGGCCAACGTCCCGAGAACTCGGTCCATCCCTCTAGTAAGCAACGCTGCCACGTTCTCCAGCACAACAAATCTGGGTTGGAGTTCTCGAACCACGCGAACGGCCTCGAAGAACAGTCCGCTTCGCTCGCCAGCAAGTCCTGCCCCTCGTCCGGCATAGGAAATATCTTGACATGGGAAACCGCCTGCAACGACATCGACCCATTCAAGGTTGTGCGATCCGCATTCTCGGATGTCTTTTTCGCGGTGGACTTTCGGCCAGTGCTTTGCGAGGACTTTGTTTGCATAGTCGTCGATTTCGACTTGCCACTTGCATTGCATTCCTGCTCGTTCAAATCCAAGATCGAATCCTCCTATCCCAGCAAACAGACTTCCAAATGTTATCGAATGCATCCCTAAACAATCCCCATCGGTAAAACCGACTTTCAAAACGCCTCAGAACGTCATTTCGTTACCGAGCGGTGTCACAGCGTGAAACGCACTCGGCCAGATGCGAATGCCGCATCCAAAATCTGATTCCACTCTCGGATCGCGTCGAGCTCCGTCATCTCAGCCAGCTCCACCGATTCTTGCAGCTTCAGCCATCGAGGCCAGAGCTCATGAGCACGCACCGCATCCATCACTCGCGGCGTCTCCAGCCTCGCTACCGCAGCTTCCTTGTTCGCTGCTGTCGCTCGCTTCGATGCGTCCGTGGCTCGAAGGTGCATTGCGTTGCTCACCAAGCACTGCGGAATCAGCTCACGCTCGTAAGCCTTCGGTGCCTGCACCGTGCCGATGAACCAGAGATCGATCACCCGCTGCACCTCGTCGCGGTCGACTCTCGTCAGAGCCTTAGCCCACAGGTCGAGAGTTCGTTCTGGCTGTGGCGACTTCGTCAGCATCCAATCCGCCACATCCGGCAACGCTGGAAACACGTCGTCTTTGATGCACCGCTTCGCTTCGTCGATCGTCATGCTCATTTGCAGAACTCCTTGATGGCCTCAGATTTCGATTTTGACGCACTCCGAGCGGTTGACCCGACCGAACGTGCCTGGAAGTCGTTCGAGCTGTCCAAAAGCGATTTGGCTTGCTTCAGGATCGAAAATTCCAGATCCGCCTTTCCCTTGGTCTCGCCACGCCTCAGGACTTCCATCAGCGTCGCCTCCTGGGTCGTTGCTGGCATGCGTCGGCCGGTGACCGCAAATACGGTGTCCAGGAACCTCGACCACGGATCGACCACCCATTCGGGGAGGTCCAGGTTTTCAACCGCTTTTTCCTCTGTGTGTGTGTGTGTAATACTCTTCTCTTCTCTTCTCTTCTCTGGTCCCTGCTTTCGTCCCGATGTTGTCCCCTGTTGCTGGGGACAAACTGGGGACACTTTTGAACGCTGCAAACTCTTCTTTCTCTGCTCTTTTGCACGGCTTTTCGCACTTTTCGACAAATGCAGCTCGTAGTTTGGGATGCCAATTAGTCCGTTTTCGATCTCCAGCCAACCGACTCGGACCAATGCTGTCGCGAATCCGTCCCTGCCAGCGACCCGATCTAGTCCCCGAGTTGTCCCCTTCACCTGGGGACAATCTGGGGACAGATTTGCATCGACCCAGCACCAGAACGCGACGAGATGACCGACCACTTCGTGAGAGCTCACTTGCAGCAAATCCGCCATCTCCATCACCTCTGGCTTGTCGATCAAGCCGTGTTCGACCTTAATCCAATCGCCGGCCATTATTTAGTTCCTGCACTTATACGAAAGAACAAAATGGACCCATTCAATGTGATGGTCCGACAACTGAAACCACTCTCCTCGTATTCTCAAGTCGGAAAAGATCGCGTGCATTCGCTTTTCATATTTTCCGCACTCTTTGAATTGTGCGAGCAGGTTAAGTCGCGGATCCTCAGCTTGCAGCGTCTTTTCACGCAGACGAGGATTTGAAGACCGACCTATTTTCACAAGGCCATTTGTGTGCTTCATCAAGTATAAAAAATCATCTTTTTTGTCTATGCTTGATTGTTGTTCAAATCTGTTTTGTACGTCATCCATAACCTTAATTTTAGGCTTCAAAATATACTGCTCGTTTGCGGATTCCAAAAACGAGTCCGCAAGCTCACAGAAACATTCAAGACAAGTGACCATAAACTCAATGATTTGATGGCAAGGTTCAGGTTGATAGTCAAAAATCGATGAGGCAACATGATGAATAGAACAATATGGGCCTCTTGCAAATCTCCAGCGATTGTCTCTGCGTATGAATCCTATCTTTTCGCTCCCTTCTACAACTGCAATTTCAACACCATCAAATAAATGTCGTATTTGGACGCAGTTCTTCAACGTTGGCAGCTTGTGTTTGTCTTTTTTATTCAACACAGAAATTCCGTTATCCTAAAAACTACCCCATCACCTCTCGCATCCTGCGTTTGACATGTTCCGGAATCCGATCCGGCCCGACCATCTTTCGCAGCTCGGCCCAAGCGTGCCGCACTGCTTCTCGTTCCTTCGCTTCGCCATCGATCGTCATGATCGCGACCCGTTCCTCAAACCACTCGATGCAATCCGTTTCAGAATAATCGTCCACGGCTCTGGTCCTGTTCGACGCGTCGCAGGTTCTTTGCCGCTTCGTCGAAGTATGATTCCTTCAGCTCAATACCTACAAACTTTCTATTAAGCTTTAATGCTTCATGGCCTTCGGAACCGATGCCAGCAAACGGACTCAGCACGACGTCTCCCTCCTTGCTCCACAGTTGCAAGCACCGATGGATCACATCGAGCTGCAGCGGGCAGATGTGACGCGTGTCTGACTCATGACGAGCCGCACGAGCATTAAGCGTGTTGCTCTGGTCGATGTCCATCCAGACTGGCGATGCGTACCGCTGCCAAATGTCAATTGAAAGGTTTCCAGTACGCTCAAATGCTTCGCCAGCAAAGTGGTCAAACTCGCCCGCAATCGGATCTGGATTCTTTCCAGGCTTACGGAACGTACAGACGTAATCAGGAATACCTTGTCGGCTCATCGACGAATCCTTGCAGACTTGTTTGTGCAACAGTCCCAATGCCTTAGTTCGTTGCATTGCCGTTACGGGATCTTTCCAGATGCACACTTCTGAATGATAAATCCATCCGTATTCCTGAAAACATCGAATAATGTCGCCTCGGAAGTCCCGGATTCCGATGTACCCGTCGTTGGTGATTGTGCTCGGCATGTTCATGCAATGCACACTGCACAATCGGCCTGGTTTGATGACGCGGTACAATTGCTCCACCAAGAATCCGAAATGCTGGAAAAACTCTGCATCGCTTTCGCAGTTTCCCATGTCGTTGATAATGTCCGAATAAACGTACAGTGACGCAAACGGAGGACTGAACACTGAAAAGCCTATTGAATCGTCCGGGATGTCTCGTATCACCTCGCAGCAATCTCCGTTGTAGAGATGCCATCCGTGTCCAGATATGTCCCGCTTTGCTGCTACATCGCTCACTTACTATTCCTCCACTTTCAAAAATGATGGCAACGAAAACTTGCCCGTTGCTCGATATTCCCGCTTTCCTTCCCGCAATCCAAATTCGTCGAGCGTCGATTCACGCATTGCATCAGCCATCCCACATCGCATGGCCTCAAAATCAGACTCCTTGCGAGCGATCGCCGAGTTGATAGCCGACTCGGTGTCGGCCAACACGATATGCACATCGACTGGATTCTCTTGACCAAATCGCCAGCAGCGTCGAATGGCTTGGTAGTACATCTCAAACGAGTAGGATAGACCGGCGAATACCATGCGATTGCAGTGCTGCCAATTCATGCCCATGCCTGCAATGGACGGCTTGCTGATGAGTACGTCGTATTCACCGAACGAAAAGTCGGCCAGCTTGCGTTCCTTCTCGGTGTCCTTCATGTCACCGCGCACCTCGCAGGCTTGCGGCATCAATTCGGCCAGCATGTCGCTTTCGTAGTTCGTGTCGCACCATACAACGCACGGACCATCAGCAGACTCAACTATTCGTTTTGCTTGCTGGCATCTAGCC